CTATTTTATTTTATAAAACCATGATCCTAAAGTTTCTTTAAACTCTAAACACTTAGAATAAGGTAATGTTTGTGTTTCTATCCACTGCCCTTTAATATCATGCCTCATATAGCATCTAATTCCTTTAAAATAACTTAGTACATATTCTAGATCTACTCCAGTAAAACTATTATCTCCTTTAAATCCATTAGGTAAATAACCTGTTACAATGTATCCTGTTGTTTTCTCAGATACAGTCTTTGGAATATTACCATCAATAGCATTACAAAATACATGACCTAACTGTTCCCAACTGTATTTATTATAAATATCTATATCCTTTTTGCTATCACAAAAACAAATTTCACTTATAATATTTGGTGCTTCACAATGGTTCATTTCAAATAATCTTTCACATTTTACTCCCCTGTTTAAAAATCCTAATTCAGCAAAATTATTAACTAATCTTTGTGCTATTGGATAAGCTTTGCTTGAAGTAGAACTAACTAAGACTTCTGTTCCACTCGCTTGTCCGTTAAAACTATTCATGTGTAAACTTGCAAAAAGATCTACATTATTACTATTTGCCTTATTTACACCTTCTGAAAGTTCTGCATTTTGAGAATTAGCATTGCTATTACAATCTATAACAGTATGACCATATTCCTCAAATACTTCTTTTACTACTTCATAATATTTTTTCATTTGTTCGTGTTCATTTAAAATACCTATTGCTCCAATACAATTATCACTATGCCCTGCTCTTAATCCAATTTTCATTTTACATCATCCCTTCTTATTTTATCTAAATAAAATATAAAAAATTAGAGTAGCCTTTAAGACTACTCCATAATTTCTTTTTCTCTTTCTTTATAAAAGTAATAATTAATTATTACTACATATACTGTTATAAACTCTGTACTTAATCTATTTGTAAACGCCAATCCTGCAAAAACTATAGTCATAACAACAGCAATTAACCACCTTGCACTAGTAATTTTATTTAATAATCTATCCATAATTAGTCACCCCTATTTTTCAATTTTTAGTTTAATTTCTTTAACATCCTCTTTGATGTCCTCAACAACATTAAAGTTTTCAGCTAAAGTATCTAATAAATCTTGATATCTGTTTTCTCTTTCTCCTGTGGTTTTTAAAACATATAATAAAAGAAAAACAAATAATGCATATCCTAATCCTTGACTTAATGCCATTTTCATTATTTCATTCATAATAGACTCCTTTCATAATTTTAGATATAAAAAAGACACCTACTTAACGTAAGTGCCTTTAATAAACTTTATATTATTCTCTTATTTCAAATCCAACAACTTTATCATGTACTAAATACTCTGCATTTCCTTTTGCATTTGTAATTTTAAATATTGGACTTTCTGTTTCATCTAAATCTCTAGAAATAAACCATTTCTTGAATTTTTCAATTTGACTTTTATCTGCTCTTTTAATATTTCCATCTATCATTTCTATGTATAAGCTTCCATTTTCTATAGATGGTTCTTCTGGTTCAACAATATCTTCTTTATTAACTGTAACTATGCAATCAGCAGTTAAATCTGTACCATCTATTTTAGCTGTTACTGTGCATGTTCCCTCTTTAACTCCTATTACTTTTCCTTTTTGGTCTACTGTAGCAATTGTTTCATCTGAACTTGACCAAACTACACCTACACTAGCTGGTGTTGTAGTTGCTTTTAGTATTTTTGAATTACCTTCTTTTAAAGTTAATGATTTATCTGATGTTATTGACATATCATTTGAATCTAATAAAAATCCATCTTCATTTATATCTAAAGCATCTAAAGCGAATGGTGCGTTTCCACTATATGAAGGAATAAAATTATTTATTACTATCTCATGAATCTTATCTTCTAATCCTATTTTTTCATATGATAAGTCTTGCCAGTTATTAGTTGTGTTCAATGAAAAACTTTCTTTCTCTCCATCTACATAGATGTCAACATTAGATGCTCTTCTAGGACCTGATACAGATATAATTCTTAAACTTGTTCCCTTAAATTTAAATCTAACTTCACCTTTGTTTACTCCTACATCACAGTTCATTGTTGCAGCATCTTTAAACATATTTGAATTTCTCCATTTTTCTGTTTCAAAATCAAAATAGTTTATATTCTTATCATTATCATCATATCTTTTCCAACCTTCTTCTGGTTGTAACAATTGTTCTCCAACTGTTGCTGCATTAGCTACAATTTCATTTTTTATTATTCCTACACTCATAATAGTTAATACCATTACAAACATTACAAGTATTTTTTTAAATTTTTTATTCATTTATTATTTCTCCCCTAATATCTTTTATTACTCATTTATAATTTTATTCAATTACAAAAACCGGGATTTTTATTATAACTTTTCCTTCTGGTGGGATATCTCCAACATTAACTATAATATTTTTAGAAGTTGAACTTGAATCGATTTTACCTTGAGTTGTTGTTACTCCACTAGTTATAAATTGAATATGATTAGGTGCACTATCATTGATTACTACTTCTTTAGCTGTTTTATCACTTGTATTAGTAACTTCTATTGTATATGTAAAATTATCTCCTACATACACTGAATCTACATCTGCTGTTTTTACAACTTTTAATTGTGCCTCTGCAACTCCCTTAAATATTATAGATACTTGACCACTAGCATTATTAGTATTATCACCTTTGGCATAAGCAGTGTTAATTATATACTCTTGCTCTGGATTTGTTGGTTGTTCAGGTTCTACTGGAACATCTTTTTTACTTACTGTAACTATACAAGTTGCCTTTGTATCTGTATCTTTAATTTGTGCTGTTATTGTTACTTGTCCTTCTTTTATAGCTTTAACATTTCCACTAGAATCAACTGTTGCAACTGTTTCATCTGAGCTTGACCAGTCTATATCAACGGCTGATGGAGTAGTTGTCGCTGTTAATTGTTTTGAATCATTTACTGTTAAATTCATTGTTGAGTGATCTAACGATATTGATTCATTAGCCTTTACTAAATAACCATCTATATCTATACAATCCCAAGTAAAACCATCATTATAGCTACTAACATTTGTTACAATTACTTCTACATTATGTTCACAATTAGTTAAAGAAGTATTTTCAAAATATAATTTACTTTGTTGTAGTCCTGTGTTGTTATTAGTATAGCTACCAACTTTTGAACCATCAATATAAACATCTGCTGAACCGCCTACATTAGCAGCTGCACCATCTTGTGTAGCAATAATTCTCAATTTAGTTCCAATAAAATTAAACTTAATTTTATCTCCAACTATTTTTGTAGTTTCATGATCATTATTATAGTGGTTCGCATCCTCCTTTAAATATTTCCAAGAACCAATATATGCAAACTTTTTGTTACATGTATCAAATCTTTGCCATCCATTTTCCGGTTGTAATAATTGATCTCCAACTGTTGCTGCATTAGCTATTATCCCATTTTTCATTATTCCTACACTCATAATAGTTAATACCATTACAAACATGATAAGTATTCTTTTATAACAATTTTTCATTATATATTATTTCTCCCTTAATTCCATTATTGAACGCGTCCATAAAATATTTTAACTTTATATATGGTAAAATCCAACAACAATCGTAATACAAATTCCCTTATATCTAAGAAATTTAGTAAATTTTTACTTTTTATCATATAGTTCATTTTAAGTTGCTGCTTTTTAGGCAATAAAAAAAACACCCTATTGGTGCTAATCTATTGCCTTATTTAATTTATCCTTTATTGCTATTGTGAATTACTATTATACATTATAAAAAGGTTGAAATAAATCTACTTCAACCTTTTTATATTATTTTATACTATATATACCTGATACTTTTATTATTACATATTCAGATAAATCTTTAATTGTAAGGAATTTAAGCCTATCCTTATTCACTAATCCAAATTGTATTTGAGTTGGGTTATCTTGTAGTGGAATAATTTCTGCTACTAATTGACCATTATCAATATTAATTCCCTCACAAATACCAATTGAGCAACTTCTGTACATATAAGGACTTGCAACAAATGGAAATCCATCTATAATAATTCTGCCATAATCAGACATATCTTTAACTGAATTTCTAAATTCATCGCTAATTTGTAAACTTATATATATATTAATGTTTATAATGTTACCTTGCTTAACATACGTCCCCTTACCTGTATTAATTGGATAATACCTATCTGGTACTCCATAAATTTGCAATTTAGGAATCCATTCTCCCTCTTCATAGCCTAAAAGTTCATTCTTGTTTGATATTCTTTTGTCTATCTTATCAGTAGCTTCTTTTATTTTCTTATCTCTATCCTCACTAATTTTCTTAAGTTCATCATTTACTCTTTTATTAACTATATTCTTCACTAATAGTACTAATGCTGTACCTGTTAAAGCTATAGCTATAGCAAGAACTGCTAAAAATGTAGTAATGTTAAATTGAAGATTTGCATTAATCAAATCAATTTTATCAGATAAAAAATCTAATTGCTGTTTTATTTCTTCTATAGTCATTGTAAAATCCCCCTTATATAGGTAAATTCTACAATATTCATATACTCCTGTAAATGAATTTCAAATAAAATGCAAATATACTCCCAAAATAAATTAAAAGTACAATAAAAGTTTTTAATCCTAATTCTAAATTATTCATTTCCAAAAATCTTTTGTAAAATTTATTCATATTTAATTCATCTCCTATTTTAAGCAATAAAAAAAGACCTATTACAGTCATTATTATTGCCTTATTTATTAAATTATTACTAGTTTGCTATTGCGAAATAACTTCTGTTTTAGTTTCTTCTTTCTTAACTTCATATTTTTCCTTTGCAAGTTGTTTTAATTCTACAAACTGTTCCTCTTTTAAATCATCTACAGCAAAAAACACACTTATCTTTTTAACTGCTTCCTCCATAGTATTATAAAACTTGTTAACAATTAAATTTTTCATTAAATTATACATTTATATTCCTCCATTTTCTTTTAGTATTGTTTTATATCTTAACTCTGCTACGAGAGCTTGAGTTTCTAATAGCTGTTTTTGTAATATTTCTGTTTCACTTGATTCTTTAGATAATGGTTTATTATGTTCTTCCCATTCTTTTATTTCTTCGTCTGTTGCACCTTCTATCCATTTTTTACTGTCAGAATCCCATTTAGGTTTTATAAGTTCATTACCAAGAGTATATCTATCTACTATTTTCATATCTTCTGTAATTTCAAAACCCTGTGGATTATTGTTTATAAACAAGACACACACTTCTATTATAAAGCCTTCATTATCTATTATTGTTTTGTGTAAATTCATTTTTTCACTTCCTTAATTTATGTTATAAAATTTGTTCCGAGTGTAGCAAAACGTGCTGGATCATAAGTACCCGAAGCATTACTTTGCACAATTATATTGCCATTAGTATCTATACGTATTGCATTTGTATAAGTTCCATTTGTAAACCCAACATAATAATTAGCTCTTGAAGGTCTAAAACCTACTGGTAAAGTTGCTACTGTCTTATTAGTTGAGTCAACTCCTAAGATACTACCACATATGAACACTTGGTTATTTACTCTTCTGTATTGTGGTGTTATATTTCCATCTACTGTGATACCACTTGCTAAAGGTAAATCAATCCAACCTGTATCGTCTACTGTAGATATCTCTGTTACTTCCCAACTTCCATTAAAATATCTTCTTATAAAATGTCTTAAATCTCCATTATAACTTGTAACATACTGTATTCTATTAGCATCTTCTGAAACATTACTATAAAAAAATTGTTCATAATAACAAAACCCATTTGGAGTCGGATTCAATTCATGTGCTATAAGAAAGCTACCATCTAAAATATTATTTGGATTAGCCCCTTTTGAAATATCATCAGACATATAGTATCTTACCTTTTTATTAATTTTCATATTACTTAAATCTTGTATATCTTTCGCATTTTCTTTCAATTGTGAAGTATTATCCTCTACTTTTTCTTGTAAATTTTCTATATTACTTTTATTAGTTTCTACCTTAGCAGCAAGATCTTTAGCATCTCCAATTTTATTTAGCTCTTCTATATTTTTCTCTGCTTGCACATTAGCAATATCTAAATTTTCTTTAGAAATATCTGCATTAGTTTTACTTAGATCCAATTCCTTTTTACTAAAATCAGCATTATTAATACAAGTTTCTACTTCTTCTATTTTAATAGATGCACTAGATATAATACTTTCAACTTCTGTTATTTTAGTACTAGCATTACCAATGTTAGTTTCTAGTTTACTATTAATACTAGTTGCTGTTGGTATAGTTTTGTTGGTTAATGTATCTCTCACCTCTTTAGCTTCATCTAAAACTTCTCCTATATTTTCTATTTCATCAAGCTTATGATCTATTTCTTCTAAAATAGTGCAAGTAGGTGTGCTTACAATTCCATCTACATCTAACACACTTGCTACGATTTCTATATTTATATAAAATGTACTCTTCTTTTCTAAGGTAGTTTTATTTATAAACTGTAACTCTGCTTTAACTATTCCATTTGTTGTTGTTAATTGCTTGTCTGCTTTTATGGTTACGAAATCCCCTTTAATGGTAATATTAGTATTCTGTATTAAAGGAACTTGATCTGCTTTAAATGTCTTTAATCTAACATTATAATTGCTTAAATCTGCTGGTAAACTCTTATCATAAATTATTAGTTTAAGTATAATATCATCAAGCTGCTTACAACTAAAATTAATATCATACTTGTTATTAATATCTAATATGCCTGTCTGTAATTCGTGTATCATTTCATCACCTCTTATATTAATCCTTGGTCTTTAAGCATTTTATAACATCTTTTATCTATATATTCATCTAAATTGTAACCATTATTTATATTAAATCCTGAACTTTTCATAACCAATTTGACTATCCCCACATCTTGAAGCCACAATTCTTTCATATTAGATAATGTTCTATATTTATCTCTGTTAATTACTTCAATGTCTTGTACACCTACAGTTCCATCTTTATTAAATCGCATAACTGTCTTTCCTTTACTGTCTTTCACAACTAATGCACCATTCTTAATTGTTTGACCATCTGAATCAAATATAACATTCATTTCAGTCTCATTCTTAATAGCAATTAATACACTTTGTGCATTTTTTTCAACTAATGTACTAAAATCACCTTCACTTACTTTTTCTCTTATAACTTTAGCTGTTTGTTCTCTATATGATCCAAAATCCTCTTCACTTACCTTCTCTTCTATTTTCCCATCTAATACTTTAATAGAAGCCTCTCTATCTTCTTTTTCATTTTTAACACTTAGTTCAATTTCAGAATCTCTTTTTTCCATTGTTACTTTTAAATTATTATTTTCTTTACTTAATTCTTCTTTAGTTTCTTCTATTTTATTGTTAGTTTTATTTATGGTATCTGTAAGAGATTTTATTTTATAGCCTACCTCGCATCCTAATAATTCACCTGTAATTGCATCACGTTTAATCTTATATACTCTTCCCTTTTCTACTATCCCAAAAGGCTTTATATTAACATTAATTATGTCTCCTATAGCAACTCTACTATCTATATTAGAATAATCATTGTCTCCAAATGTTATACAATCCGAAAGCTCAACAAAATCTAAATCTAAATTAAAACTAACCTGATTCACATGTTCTTTATTAAACTTATCTAAGCAAGCTTGTCTCAACAATTTATATGCCTGTTCTGTTGTTATTATTTCATCACTATTGGTAATATTCCCCCCACTATCTGTTTCAGCTTCTACAACTCCAATATTGCTAAATTCAACTATTCTAGTAAAAGGATTATGGGAATTAAAATTACTAGCTTTAATAGACTTTTCAGGAAGCATAAGACCATCTTTACCTAAAGGAACTATTTCAGTAATTAAGTCTGTATCTTCCAATGTCATTGTAGCTCCGATAATGTTTTTAGTATAAGTAACATTAATTCCTTTATCTTCTCCAATAGAGTCAACAATACTAACTTCAAAATTATTAAATTCAAGTTCTCCACCATATCTATTTACTATAGTATTGTCCTTGTCTCCTATAAGTGCATCTAGTGCACTATATCTTACAATTCTAAGGTTGTTAGTAGTTGTATTAGTATCTTTATTACCCGTAGTGAAATTATGCTTATTAAATGTATTATTAAGTACCTGTGCAACTGCTTCTCTTCTTATTTTTCCCACTATATTAGTATCTAGTACAACATTATTTTCTAACCTAGTGGTCAATATATGTTGTGCAAATATATCAATATTCATATTATCTAAGCTTGGTTTACTTCTCCTAATAACAAATAATTGATTTTCTCTTTTATCCCATGTAGGAATCTTTACAATAGCACCAGGAACTAACATACTACTAATATCTTTATTGTCATTTACTGGGTAAAGAATATTTGTATTAAATCCTGTATTTATTTCCTCTTCTGTTTCTACTTTTAAAGCTTCATTAAGCACATAAGCATTATGTTTAAAATTACTTTCATTTTCTTCATATAAATTAATCATATCCAAGTCCTCCAATACGGAATAATTTCAACACTTGTAATATTGCCAGTCCAACTTATTTTGTTTTCTCCAACATCAAAATAAGGAAAATCACCTTCCATGAACTTCCCTTTATTATTTAAAACTTGTTGTATATCTGGATCACTTACAATAGTTATCTCATTATCAATGTTTGTAATCTTAAAAGTTCTATTATTAATAATAAATGTTGCCACTCCTGTACCGTGAATAGTAATTGTAGGATAGCTTTCATATGTGCTCTTAACATTACATAAAGTTGTTTTAGTAGTTAATATAATTGGTATATCACCTTCTAAAAGATAAGCAAATGGTTTACAAGTAAATGTAAGTGTAAACTTATGCAACATATTTCTTACTATTTGTTCTAATGGTATTTTATTTCCAATATAGGCTTTGTAATATCTATCTGGTAAATTATCAAATATTACTTTTCCACTACCTCTAAGCCACATTAATACCTTATCAAACCTATTCCCTACAAAGTGGCATACACAATTCTTGTCTATTAAATCATAACCTGTAGATTTAAGTACTTGTGTTCCTCCAGGAATATTGGTTGAATCAATTCTTTCTTGAGGTCCACTTATAGAAGGTAAACTTTCAACTATTAAATTCATATCATCAGAACTAACATTATTAAATTTAAACATTTCTAAATTACCTCCTTAATGTGTTTTCCTGTAAAATTCTGCTTCTTGCATTAATTGTTTAACATCTGTATTTCTATTATTGTTAAAATTTTCAATATTGAGTATCAATTCCCTTTTGGGGCTTCCATTTGTAGAATTATTAGAATTTGAACTTGTTTCAAATGATGGAGTATAAGCATTTGAATTCAAATTAATTTGCATATCTGTTGTTAAACCTTTAATTGAATTAACAACTTTACTTTTTGTCTTTTCTATGCCTTTAGAAAGTCCCTCCATAAAGTCCGGCATCCAACTTTCGTAATCTGTTAATGGTCCAACATCTGGAACTGAGAAATGTAAATAAGATCTTATATCTTGTGCTATTCCTTTTACTGCATCTCCAACTGCACTTGCTGCATTTTTTATTCCATTAACTAATCCTTGTATAAAATCTTTTCCCCATGTAATTGCTTCTCCTGGAAGTGATTTTATAAAACTTATTCCACTACTAAATCCACTAGAGATAATACTTCCTAATCCACTAAGAGCATTGCTTATTGCACTACACATATTGTTAAATGCAGTACTAGCCATGGAAGGAAAATTACTAATTATACTACTAATAGTACTAGATACATTATTCCATATGCTACTTACTGTAGATAATATAATGTTCATTACTCCTGTTATAGTAGTTACAATACCATTCCATATATTGGTTACTGTTGTAGCTATAGTTGTACATACGCTAGATATTGTGGAACAGATACCATTCCATATTGAACTTGCTAAATTTTGTATTCCAGTCCATAAAGACGAAATAAAAGTGCTAAAATCTTGCCATACAATTTGCAATCCATTAATTAAACTAGCACAAAATTCGCTAATAAAACTACAAATTGTATTCCATACACCCTGTGCTATATTTGAAATTCCGTCCCATATATTACTTAATGCACTTGAAATATTATCCCATATTCCACTTAAATCAGTTCCTAATTGTGTAAAATCGCCAGTAACTAAATCGCATATAATAAGAATAGCACCCATGAATATATTTTTAATTACTTCCCAAACACCATTAATTACTTCGCCCCAGCCACTAAAAATTTGAGTTATCCCATCAATAGTCCCAGAAAAGTTAGCAGTAATATTTTGCCCCCATTCAGTAATAATTTCAATTATGAAATTAAATACTGTAGAAAAGATTTCTTTTATTCCATCCCATAAGTTACTAAAGAACTCTTTTATTCCATTAAATGCATTTTTTATTCCTTCAATTAAACTATTAATAAATCCATCTATCGTATTTCTAAAACCTTCACAATTATCATATATGAGTTTAAAAGCTCCAGCGAAAGGATTTACTAAGAGTAATGCTAATCCTTCCCAATTATTCTTTATAAAATCAACAACAGTATTAAAAGCACTTGGTAAAGTATCAGTAAAAAATGATACTATAGAATCTATTGCACTGCTACATGCACTGCAAATTGTATCCCATAGATTAATCCAAAATTCTCTAAAAGAATCGCTTGTATTCCAAAAATAAACAAAGGCAGCAACTAAACCAGCTATCGCAATAACTACCAGTCCTACTGGAGACAAAATAAATCCTATTGATGTACTTAATAAGCCCATAGCACTTGAACCTAAACTACTTGCCTTGCTTGCTAATTGCATAGTTGTCGCAAATTCTTTTATTTTTATTGTTGCTCCCATTAATGCACTTATTCCTGTTGCCATTTTCCCTATAATAATTAATACCGGACCAAGTGCTGCTACTAAACTAGCTATTACTACAATAACCTTTTGAACAGTTGGACTTAAATTAGATAACCATGTAACAAGTCCATTAATTTTATTAGTAAATGCTTCAATCCAAGGGAGTATAATATCACCAATTTGAATGCCTAATCCTTCTAATGCACTTTGTAAAAGAGTTGCTTTACCTTTTAAATTATCAAGCATTGTTTTTGCTTGCTCTGAGGCAGCACCGCCGGCATTACCTATTTGGTCGTATAAATTCGACCAACTATCTGTACCATCATTTACACTTGCTGCTAAATTAGTACATGCAACTGCTGCTTGATCTGCATCCATTTCAAACATACTCATCATACTATTAACATTATCTTGTAAAGGTAATGTTTCATCATAAGCATTTTTCATATCATTCAATGTTCTTCCATGCTCTTCAACATTGTAATTAACTGATGCTAACGCATCTTTTAAATCTAATGTACTTCCTGTAACACCCGATAATAAACCCTGAACTGCTGCTATATCTGTCTTATTAAAAATTTTAGAAATTACTTGTGCTTTTTCTCCAGAACCTGCTTCTGATAATCCTGCGTTTATATCTTTTAAAATGTCTGGTAATGCCCGCATATTCCCATCAGCATCTAAACATTCAACTCCAAGTTGTTTTAATACACCGGCTGCTGTATCTGTTGGAGCACTTAAACTTAAAATAACATTTCTTAAATGTGTTCCACCTTCGGCTCCTTTAATTCCTACATTGGCTAGTTGCCCTAATGCGGTATTCATTTCAGTAACTCCACCTTTTAAAGTATTAGCAGTACCTCCAACAGTTAATATTGCCTCACCCAGTTGACTTACACTTGTATTCGATTTTTGAGAAGTTTTTGCCATTTGATCAACTAAAACTGTTGTTTGGTCTGTAGTAAGATTTAATGCACTTGCTGCATCAGTAACCATATCACATGCAGTTCCAAGCTCCATGCCACCAGCTGCTGCTAAATTTAAAACATTCGGTAAAGTAGAAATAGATTTGTCAACATCATAACCAGCTAAAGCTAGATAATTTAAAGCTTCACTTGCTTCTGTTGCACTGAATTGAGTTGTCGCTCCCATGTCCTTTGCTGCATCTTTTAATCTTTCAAAATCTTGTGCTTCTTGTGAACTGCTATCATGCAATTGGTCTGTAGTATATCCCATAGTTGCAGCCACTTGTGACATACCGCTCTGAAAATCACTTGCAAACTTAACAGTTCCTGCTCCTATTGCTGCAATTCCAATTGTTAATGGTAATAAACTTTTACCTGTTTGAGTTGCTTTTTCTCCGAAATTTGCCAAATGTTCTTTTGCTGCAATAAAACTAGGACTTACATTTGTTCCAAAATTTTTAGATTCTATTTCTAAGCCTTTAAGCTTTTGCTCTGTATTTTCTATTTCTCTTTCAAAAGCTCTGTATTGTTCTACGCCTATTTCACCTTTTTCAAATTGAGCTTGTACTTGTGCCTGTGTAGATTTTAATGTTTCTAACTTTTCTTTTGTCTTTTCAACTGATTCCCTTAAAATATCCTGTTTTTGCTTTATTAATATAACATTAGTGGGATCAAGTTTTAATGCTACATTTACCTTTTTTAATTCACCTTGTAAACTTCTACTAGAAGTGTTGACCCCTTTTAAGGCTTTATCTAACTTAGTAGTATCTCCTCCGATTTCAACTGTAATACCTTTAATATTACTCGCCATGCATTTCCTCCTTTCGCAAAAATATAAAAATAAAAGACTAGGTAAAATTCCTAGCCTTTCTTAAATCTATTTCTTAAGCTTTCTCTATCTGGTTGTGTTTGTTCCATAATCCAACATTTTTCAAGGTATTCTTGACCTTTTTCTGTTTGGTTATATTTATAAATAATTGAATCTCTTAAATACGCCCAAAATTCTATTATATTAAGCTCATCTATTTGAATAAAATTTAATCCTGTATATTCACTTATTAATTTTTCTTCTATTGTATTAATTTCATAGTGCCCTTTGTTTTCATCTTCAGGATAGTAGGGCACTTTTAGTTTGGGAGATTTTTAGTTTGGGATAACCATTCAAAATATGAAGTTAATAGATTGGACATTTCATCAAAATCCATATCGTCTATATACTCTAGTGATATTTTTTTATTTTCCTTATTTTTATTTAAAATTAAATTAATACATTTTGTTAATTCTTCCATAGTGTTTTCTTTAGCCTTACTAAGTCCAGTAAGGCGTTTTAATAATTTTACTTTAGGAGGTTCTACTTTAACCTCTATGTTGTTCTCAACCTCTCCAACTTCATTCGTAATACTTAATTTAACTTCAAAATATCTTGCGTTTACACTTTTTACATCAAACATTTTTAAATCTCTCCCTTCTGTTTTTCTGTAATTACTGGAATGTCTTCCTTGTAGTTAATTAAAGTTCCTTCACTATCATGTGGTTGTGCTTTAAATTCTGCATCAATTACGGTTTCTTTATCTTTTGCAAAACTAAAACTAAATCCAGCTTCATTCTTACCAACAACACTAACTCGTATATCTCCGTCTGCTTTATCTTCATGTAGAAATCTTATTAAATAGTCTTTTCCATCTTGATTTCCTGCTCCACCAATTTTTACAATTCTTGTACCTTTAACTTTATCTTCTGTAACTCTTGCAGTACTGCAAAGTTTTGTTAATGTCTTACCACACCATGTCATAATACCGCTTTTAAGAGTCGCTTCTTCTTCTGTCATAACAGTTTTGCTTTTTAGACCTAAATCGTCTTTTGCTGTATAAAAAGTAGGCTTATATTCAAGCGTAGCACCTCCTTGAATTAACCCTACTTGATTTATTTCTGCTTCCACAATTGTATCTTCTGGTATTCCTGTCGCTGAATCATATTCCAAAACGAATAACTTACCTGATCCTAAAACAATCTTTTCTTTTCCATCTACTGACATATTTATTCCTCCATTTTTTCATATAAATTAAAGTCGTATGAGGTTTCAAACATCTTTTCAGAATCTAACCACACACGACTTTTTGAATAATTTATTGATTTTTCTTTTAATAGATCTTCTATTAATCTTTCTTTTTCTCTGTTAATTATGTCTGAATATAATTCAGTTGTTATATCTCTATCTGAAATACACAACTTTCTATCAGCTCCTGAAGAATTTTCATCCATTATAAAAATAATATATGGGAGTTTTGGCGGTTTCTTAAAACAAGTTTCTGCAACATTTAATCCAGTGGTTTCTAACCACTCTTTTACGTTAGTCACTCTGCACCACCTCTTTAGTTAATTGTTCCATTCTTCTTTTTGCTAAATCTTCCCCATATTTAATATGAGGATATGCTTTTGTTCTGCCACCACCTGCAATGGCATGACCTTTTTCTAATAAATGAGTTAATCTATAATGTGGTGATGCAACATACCATGTATTACGCTTTGTAAATACTCCTTCATAAGAATTATTAATTCTAAAAGCTTTAACATATTTTCCTGTTGGTTGCTTAAATGTAATATGTTTTTTAATTTCCTCATTTACTTCTTTAGATACAGCTTCAACATTATTTTTAGTCTTTTTAGTTACATCCGCTGAATAAATGCTTAATTCTTTATTAATTGCTTCTGCAAGGTCATCAATTTGTACTGTTATCATTACTCATGTACCTCCAGTTGCCTTAAAGTTAAATCTAAGCTTGGTGGATTACATTCATATTTATCCTGTACAAGTTCAATTGAAAACTTACCTCTACCTTTAATAGTAAGTAAATCATGATTATTTATATTACTTATAAGTGGAATTCTTATAACCATATCTGTCTGTACTTGTACAGCTTTAGCAGCATAGTGACGATTAAGCCCCAAAACTCTTTTATCAAAATTTAACCCTGTATATTTAGATGTTTTTTGACCTTCTTCATCTTCAGAATAAATATCACAAATACCATCTTTATAAGCTTGAAATTCAACTTTTCTGTTTTGTATCTTCACTATCTGAATCCCCCTGTGCATTTGCTTGATATTCTAAATGTAAAGATAGCAATTCACCTTGAAAATTAATTTCAAAAACTTCTAATGCTTGCGAATTAGCATATCTAACATAATCAAGTAATAATGATTTTGGTGAATCTTCAACTGTATAATCTAAAGAAGACACACCTGCTATTTTATTCAGATGTGCCATTCCTCTTTTAATCATACCAGTAAGGTTTTTATCTGTTTTTTCATCATACCAGCTTATATGAAGATAATCTTTTACATCTTGTAATAATACCTTTAATTCATCTTCTGACATTTAAATCACCTCAATTAAGCCTGTTCTTTAGTTTTAACAGTTCCCTTTACTGTTACATTGTAAGTTAAATCTTCTAAACCACTAATATTTAATAATATAAATGCATTATCATCTAAAGCTTGACCATTACCAATAAGCTTTATGATGTAGTATCTTTCATCTTCTAAGAACTTATATTCATCTGAATACTCAATTTTACCTTCTTTATTTCCTGTTCCTATTCCCATTGCATACTTTTTAGCAAGTCCAAGTATTGCTTCACCTTCTGCAACTTGTGTTGATTGTACAATAGTAGTTGGATAAGGTAATACATTATTTTTATAAGTACCATCTTGTAATTGAATAGTAGTTGCTGGCATAACCTTTTTGTAATAGTCAAAAGGATTAACTATTAATACAAGGTCTGAAATTGTTCTCGCTTTCTTTTCGTCTACAGGATCTTTAGCCAATGTTGCTAATAAAGTTCCAAATGTCTTAGGAGATAAATCTTTAATTGCAACAGAAGTTTTCTTAGGATATACTCCACCAGTTACACTTACTCCTTCATGAATATCTCTATTCATGCCTATAGGCATCTCTTTTCCTGTTCCATTTATAATTCCTTCTTCAAGTCCATATGCAACTGCTTCTGAAAGTACAGCTCTTACATATGCATCTACCCATTGTGGACCAACTAAAAGCATATCCTTTGCTACTGGCATAAATGCTGTTAATTTATTTAAACTTAAGTCAAGCTTTCCAATAGCTCCTTCTAATTCTTCTGTAATTGTTGAACCAATAGTTCCCCATTTCGCTAATTGAATTCCTTTTTTATTCATAAGCATCTTAGTTAATGCAGTCATGTTTTGAAAATCAATCATTTCTAATAATTGATGTTCTGCTCTCATATCAACCATTACATTATCAATTACTGTTTCAGGTAATGCTATATCAAGATTAGTTATTGCTTGTCTAGGATTTGAGCTTTTAGCTGCATCAATCCAACCTTGATAGAACTTAGTTTCCTTTTGAGTTAATTGGTGTATACCTCTCTTTTGAAGTATTTCTTTGTCTTGCGTTTCTTGATATACTTTGAAATCGTCAAGTACTTCTTGTTGTACTCCTGTAGCAAATTCAACAAAGGCATTAATCATATCCTCTTGATTTTCTGATTGCATAGCTGCACCAAATTTTTCAGTTAATTGTTGTTTTAATACGTCTTTTGATAACATTATTTATCATCCTCTCTTTTCATAAACATATTCTTTAATAAATTAAAATTATTTTTCTTTTGTTCTAGTTGATTATCAACTATAAGCTCCTTCTTCTTTTGATTAAAGTCAGGTTCTTTAATCATCTTTTGAAGCAATTTATTATATTTAACCTTTTGTTCAAAAGTATTATTTAGCTTTTGCATCATATTTTTAGCTGCTTCTAAATCAACACTTTCTTCAATCACTTCATCACACAATCCATATTTAAGACAATCTTCAGCAGTTAGCCATGTTTCATTTTCTAATAATTCAATTAATATTTCTTCTGTTAACTTTCCATTAGATTTTTGAAGATAAGCTTGTCTATTCCCTTCCATAATCTTATCTAAATCATCAGCTGATTTTCTTAACTCATTAGCATTCCCACATGCTGGCATCCACATATTATGTATCATCTGCATTGTATTACTATACATTTTCACATAATTACATCCTGTAAGAATGAAAGATGCTGCACTTGCTGCAAAACCATCAACAATCCCTGTTATATTAGCACTATGCCTCATCAATTGATTTCTTATAGCCATAGCTTCATATACTGAACCACCATAACTATTAACAAAAACATTAATTTGATTTACTCCTGAATATTTAGAAAGTTCATTTTTAAAATGATTTGCACTAGTCTCACTTTCAATAGTTTCATCCCACCACCAATCATATCCATCACTTTCAACATCACCATATATATAAAGGTCAACTGATTCTGTATTACTTGCAAGTTGTTTAAATTCCCATGTTTTTTTCAATTTAATCACCTCCTTTCGAATCTATTTCATTTATTCCTTGATAGTTTTTTGTAATCCAATGTTTCTCACTCCATTCAGTATTTAAAACAGTATCTTTTAATTTCTTCTTTAAATCATCAATGCTATACATACCACAAGCAATGAGCTTATCAATTTTTTCAGCAATACTAAATATATCTATATGCTTGATATTAGTAATATCAACATATAGATAGCTGCCTTTAAAAAAATTAGATTTCCCATACCTTTTTCGATTAATTTCAGTTTGAATAAGGTCAACTATAGGATCTATACAAAAAGTCAAGAAATTATCTGTTAACTTTTCAACATCTGCAATATCACCTTTAAGCAATGCTGGTGGTATCTTAAATGTTTGTGCTATTCTTATAAATGCATCATCAATAAGTTTAGTTATGTCATTTAGCTCATTACTACTTTTTTTGCTGCCTTCTCCTGTTATTTCTGTATACTTAACGCCTTTTGGTAAATCAACAACAGCATTTTCAGCTTCAAAGAAATTCTTAAACTTTTCACTAAATAGTTTTTCTAATTGTTCATTTTTCTCTTTATCACCTTTTGCGATAGAATCAATGTCAACTATTCCTTTTCTTCCACCTGCACGCTTATACTTTCCTTTAGCCATACTTAAAAGTTCATTGTATGCTGACATTAAGTTATTGAGATATAACCTTATATCCTCATTATTATGTCTAAAATAAAGTACTTCGCTCATGTAGAATAGTTTATTAAAAGAAAATCCCTTTTTACTTACTTGGTCAAAGTAATCTTCCTTTACTGCAAATTCTTCCCTGTTAAAGTCATCAGCTATTATTAACTCATCATTTACTTGTATAACTAGTACTTCATTATTAATTAATAACTTACTTATTAACTCCTGTAAAAATTCTATACTGTTTTGATTTTTATTAGGTTCAATATTCCAAAGGTAATATTCATCTCCAATAATTTCTTTTTTATTTAAGAAAGTTTTAAATTCACATTTGGCAATACAACTTGATATAAGATTAATAGCAACCTGTGTAGCAAAACTATCAATAGCAATATTAGTACACATAGTATCAAGCCTTTCATTAAGATAAATAACATCTTTTGAACCAAATAGATCACGCAAAAATGTTGTTATTTTCAATTTTTCACCCCCTTTCAATCCAAAATAAAAAAAGCCCTTAATTAAGGCTTAATATGTGTAAACTCCAAAATCTTCATAATCATAATTTTCAGCACTATCTGGTAAGTCATCAATGTCACAACACATTGCTGTAACAAATGCCATAAATCCATCTGTCTTACGAGATTTAGGTTCAATCTTTGCAAATGTATAGTTTTCATATTTTTCAGCATGAAGGCATGTATTATTTGTATACCATCTCATAAGTGGATTATCTGCAAATATAATATTTTGATTAGTAAATGCACTATCAATTACTGGATATATTCTCATTTGGTCACTAGGCCTTGTAAGCTTAATATTATTAGCACCCTTTTTATCTGTATCAAATCCAATATTTCTAAGTGACTTTGATAATAATGTATGTCTAAAATTATCCATACCTAAAATAGTTAAATTATATTTTTTAGCTTGATTAGCAAGCCATTGTGCTGGTATATCTGGATGAATTTCTACCTCATCTACAAATGTTAATAGACCTTGTTTTTCCCATTCTTCCAAAGGAGCTTTTATTCTTTTTAAATCCTTACTATTTCTACAAACCCATGTATGACTTATCCAAACATACTTTTCTTTATATTTAAAAAGTAATCCTGCACATACAAAATCTGTAGTTTTAGCATAATCAATTCCAATTCTACAAGTTGCACCTTTAAGATCTGGTATCTCTTGATTCGTAGCTAATATATTTTCCCATGAAGTAACTTCTCTATCTTTATTACCTTCTGGCATATTCATTCTTTTAGTCATAAATTCAGTATAAAGTTGTACATTAGTCTGCATATCAATATATTCCTGATCCATTACTACCTGAAGATTCTTCAAATATCTGAATGATGGATTAGCCTTTTCCCACATATCACGATTATCTACTTCTTTTTTATCTTCCAAGTGATATAAAAGTGGCATCATCCTGCTTGATTTATTTTCACCATTTAAAATAGATTTAGATATTTCTAAATAATCATCAAGAACTCCACCTCTTACATATCCATCTGTTGAAATCATAAATGTTCTACAGTGCTTTTTCTTACCTAGTGCAGATTTAAAAACCTTTATATTATCATAGTTTTCATATTCATGAATTTCATCAAAGATTATGCAAGCTGGTCTAAGTCCATCCTTAGTTCGTGCATTGGATGTATTATATTTTAAATATGATCTTGTCTTTTTATAGACTATTTTCACCTTAGTATTGTAAAAAGCTTTGCTCAACTTTTTATTATCTTCAATAACATTATATACATCATCAAAAGATGTTTTGGCCTGATCCTCACTATTTGCAACAATGTCAATGTTATATTCCTTTATTCCATGAAATTTAGTAGTAAAATACCATGATATTGATGAGATAAAACCATTTTTACCTCCACCTCTACCCATATAAATAATAAAAGTATCAAAAACCAAAGTATCATCATAATAGCAATGTGCAAGTCCAATAATAAACTTTTCCCATGGCAATAATTTAAAAGGGAAATATTCTTCTATTTTTAAAATAGCCTGTTCTATTTTCTCGTGGTCTATTATTACTCTTTCATCAGATAACTTTTCTCTAACAAGTTTAATTGATTTCTTTATATCTTCATTAGTGACAACTTTATTACTTTCAACTAAATCAATATATTCATCAATGTATTGATTAAATATCATCATAATCATCTTCTTGTATCTTTGGAGGAACTAATCTTAAAGTATCTAAAATTTTCAACATCTGAGCATTAGTTCTATTAACTTCTGCTATGCTATCATTTTTCTTTACACTAAATTGTTTTCCATTATTCCATTCAATTGAAACACCACGTTCTTTTATATCCTGGAATAATTTATTTTTAGTATTCCATAATTCCATATAGTCACTAATTAAATCTTCATAGTGTTTTCCATATGTTCCATTAGTCTCTAACTGCTTAAGTAAATCTGATTTAATTTCATCATATAAATTATTTCCCAAAGATTGCACACTTTTTTTAATGCACCCTGTTTTTTGGGTGCGGGTGCGGGTCCATTTATATCTTCTTTTCCAACTCTTAACTGTATTTTCAGATACACCATATTTCAAAGAAATTTTTTTATAAGTCATTCCAGAAATATAATCCTTATAAGCTTTATCGCTATCTGCTAAATTTTCTTTTTCATTCAAAATCACCACCTCTTTTCTTTTTATCTGCACCCTATATTTTGTGTGCAGGTGCACTCCCTCATATAAAATTTCAATTTATCTCTTTTGTCGTGTATCTCTATCCGTTCTCTTCGGCCTGAAAAAAATCCCAATTTTTTAACCCGGGGGTATCTACAATTACCACTGTTCCTCATTTAACAGCACTTTTGATTTAAACTTAAACTTGGCTTTTTCAGGATGTAATTCATTATGACACTCTTTGCATACACACATTAGATTGCTTCTAGTTAATGCTAACTCTGGATGCTTGTTAACATGTTTAACATGATGTACTGTTGTTGCTGCACTATATTTGCCTTTGGCTTTACACATCTGACATTCTGAATTCTGTTCCTTCAACATTTCTTTTCTTAGATGCTTCCATGGTGTACTTACATAAAATCCATGAATGTTTTTATCTCTTAGAAGCTTTTGAATCCACTTAACCAATTCTACTGTATCCATTGTTTCTCAAGCTCCAATGATTTCTTTTTAGCTACACTAAGAATAGCATCACGATTCTTTAATAGGTTAGTCACTGAATCAGATAGCTTTCTTATTTCTGATTCAATCCCCTTACAGCTCTTAATTATATTTCTAACATCTGCATCAGTAATTGATATTACATACTTATGCTTGCATTTAGGACAGATAAAGTATGTTTCTTCTATCTGCTTGTCTTTATTAATCCAATGCTTTTTAACATTCTTCTCTGATAAATTAAATTCTTTTTGGCATTTATCACATATTACTTTTTGATAATCTTTCATTAATACTTGACTCCTTCATAGCTTTGCTAAAATCTTCAGTTAAAAATTTATTTTCAATCTCATTTATTAAACTTAATTCATATTGTGTTAACTTTTTAAAATCCTCCTTAACACTTTTATTTTTAATACTTTAAGCATATCTTAACTTAGCATTAGTTAACGTATGCTCATTGTGTTTACTTTTAAGGCAAATAAAAAAAGATTTATATTTCAAAATCCCTTCTTGCTTGATTCATTTTATCCTGTGTTATTCCAATGTACTTTAACGTTATTGATTCCTTAGAATGATTGTACATCTGCATTAATGTTGCAATATCTCCTGTCTTTTTATAATAATGAAATCCAAATGTTTTTCTTAATGTATGAGTTCCTAGATTTTCTACTCCAAACTTATCTCCTATATCTTTCATTATCTTCCAAGCCATTGTTCTTGATATTGGCTTATTAAGATTACTTTTTCTAAACAAATAATCTTCTTGAGACATATCTAAACAATATTCTTTATATACATTTCTTAAAGTTTGATTTATCTCTATTAGATTTCTTTTACCAGTTTTCTTCTCTCGTATATCAATATACTTTTTATTTTTAACATCTTTAACTTTTAATCTTAATATATCTGATATTCTTAATCCTGTATAAGTTCCTGTCATTACTAAAGCATAATTTCTAGGATTCTCTTTTTTTAAAGTTGCTTGAATATCATGAAATATGTCTGCATCTCTAATAGGTTCAACAAAATTCATTCTTGTCTCACCTGCCTTATAGCTCCATGCACTTTTTTATAAGCTGCATGATCCATACATTTTCTAAAATCATCTGTTGCCTTTTCCAAAATAACTTTCTTAGATCCACAATGAGAACAGGATATATAATGACTGCTCTTCAATGTAGATGAAACCTCGTCTGATAATAAGATATTTTCCTTATGGCACTTTTTACATTTATAGATAGTGTATATCCCTTTAATAGTTCCCACCTGCCTCAAAATAAAAAGCACATACAATTAAATGCATGTGCTCTTAAAATCTAAATCTATATATAATTTTTGACCATACATAAACTTTAACATCACTTCCTAAATTTGTACATAAACTTTTCTTTGTTTTTTCTCTAATTTGTCCTTTATTTGTCCTAAATTTTTCTCTATTTTTTTCTTAGCAATACCCTATACCTATAGAAAACTTATAAATTGATTCTCTTTTTGGCTTAATTTCTATTTTAACTATATAATTACCACCTATATCTACCAAATCTTACATTATAAAATTTTTTTCTTCTTACTATTTTTTCTTTTTGATAAGCATAAAATTCTCTTTCTGCTCTTTCTCTTTTAATTACTATATCTTGTATTGTTAATTCTGCAAGTTCTTTAGGTGTCATAATCTATTCCTCCTGTATTTTCTATTTTAATAAAATCTTTATCATACTCCTTCATATTGTTTATTTAATTATTATGTCCATTTTTAGGATATGTTTTAAAAAAATAATATTCTTTCATTTATAACTTCATTAAATTTCTCATATCGATCATAAATTAATTACTACAGCAAATAAGTAAATTAAACTAAAAATACCGTATATTCATTATGAATAATACGGTATTCTCATTGAGATCTTTTTATTTTTTATCTTTATTACTTTTTAACCACATAATAGCACAATATGTATGCATAGCTGCACCTGTAACTAATATATCTTCATTAAACACTACATTTTCATTATGCATTGGTTCACCATACAAAGAATTTTCTTGCTTTGTTCCAGCACCCAGCATAAGATAAATACTTGGAACTTCATATGAGTAAGAGGCAAAATCCTCTGATCCCATTCCTCCTCCTTCAAACAAAGTAACTGCTTTTTCACCTATTAAATCTTTTACGTAAGAAGTAACTTCTTTAACCAAATCAGTATTATTAACTAGTGGTGGTACCAATGATAATTCTATTAACTCTGCTTCTCCTCTAAACATCTTAGCAGTAGACACTACTATATCATTCATCCTATTAAATATGAATTCTCCAACTTCTTTATTTAAGCTTCTTATAGTTCCTTCCATAATAACCTCACCAGGTATTATGTTTGGTGCTTCTCCTCCCACAATCTTGCCTATTGTTACAACAGCAGATTTAGTAGCTGATATTTCTCTAACAATTATTTCTTGTAAAGATATATATATATGTGCTGCTATATTTATTGGGTCCACTCCAAGTTCTGGCATAGCTCCATGGCATCCAGTTCCTTTTACAACTATTCTAAATCTACTACAGCCTGCTATACTAGTTCCTAAACCACATAATACAACATTGGAAGGTGTTCCAGAATGCACATGCATTGCCATAGCTGCATCAACTTTAGGATTTTCAAGTACACCTGCTGTTAACATTTTTTTAGCTCCAGTAAACCCTTCTTCATCTGGTTGAAATACTAATTTAATAGTTCCTTCTATTTCATCCTGATTTTCCTTAAGTAGTTTTGCTGCCCCTAAAAGCATTGCTGTATGCATATCATGTCCACATGAATGCATACAACCATTAGTTGATTTAAAATCACATTTAGTAGCTTCTGTCATTGGTAATCCATCCATGTCAGCTCTCAGCAAAAATGTTTTTCCTGGTTTATTTCCTTCAATTGTAGCAACTATACCACTTTCACATATCTCCTTTGGATCATACCCAAACTCTTTTAACTTTTCTATTACATAAGCTTTTGTTTTGGGTAATTTAGAACCAACTTCAGGATTACTATGAATAGTTCTCCTATAAGTTATTAAATCATCTCTTATTAATTTAGCTTGATTCATAATTTTATTCATAAGTGCACCTCATTTTCCTTTTAGACTCATGTTTATTTTTCGCTTAATCTTATAGATTAATTCATTACTAGATAATACATTCACTTTAATTAAACTCTTCTTATTAAGATTTTGCAATGAAAAGCTAATATTAAGATTAGACTAAAAATATAATTAAATACATACTTTGTCTTAAATTTTTCTCTATTTTTTCTTAACAATATCCAATTCCCATAGCAAACTTATATATTGCCTTTTCTTTTAATTTATAATATTTATTCTTATCTATTTGTAATTCTTCTCTTATTTCAGTTACTGTTAAATCATCTCTAAAATAACTACTTTCAATAATTCTTTTACTATCTTTATCTAATTTATCATAAACAAATTCCACAGCATTTACTAAAGCTGTTTTATATTCAATATCAACTATACTTTTACCAACTGGATCAGATGGATTTAAACCTTTATTAATTACTATATCAGGTCTTATAGCTGAGCCTAATCCTGGTGTTTCAATAGATATTAAATAATATGGATAATTTTTTAAATCATTTTCTACTTCTTTTTTAATTTTTTTGTATATCTCTTTATTAATTTTCATTTTTCTCACCTATCCCTTATTTTACTTTCATGTTATAATTTAGATAGGTTAATTAGAGAACTAATGTTTTGTTGAAATTCTCTAATTATGTGCAAGGTGTTCGTGATGAACACCTTTTATATTTTTATACTTTATTAGTATTACGCATTAAATGATCTGCAATTGTTGTCCTGATTTTTTATAATTTTCTTCTCTCAGAACTCCTTTATTGAAGTACTGTTTTTCTTTTTCTATGCAAATATAATATCTATCTGTATTTAATGCTGCTTCTAACAATGTACAACTACCTGCAGCAATATCCATTACAATGCTTTTTTCATTTGTAAAAGTCTTTATAATATATTCATATATTTCTACTGGTTTTTGTGTTGGATGTAACCTTTCAGTACTTCTAAGCAATCACCATTTATTATCTTATTTTTCAATTTTTCACCTTCTTTTACAGTTTATTGTGTTATAATTTAGTTGCCAACATATGGCAAGAATTAATACGATTTAAGGAGGATATATAAATGAAGTTACATAAGACTTGTCCATTAACTTCTAAAGACTGTGACATCAATTGTGCTTGGAATACTACTCAAAGCGATAATAAACTTCCAGTATGTGCAATAACTTTCATGCCAGATATTGCTGAATCTTTGTACAAGCTTCAAAAGGAACTAGACAAATAATTGTTACCCTATTGTGCAGTTGTTACAATAGGGTTTACTTATAATCACTGCATCCTTTCTACATTTTCTGTAGTATTGTAAAATAAAAAATATCACACTATTCATTTATTATTTTGAATAATGTGATATTTTAATCTATTATTTATTTTTACTTATTCTCAATTCACTAAGACTACATTATTAGCTATTCAATTGGTTAAGTTTTTTATCGTGGTATGTACTCAATAAGCTCAAAGAAGTAATAGATCCTATTAATGCCATTAGCATATCCCATTGCGTATCCCAGATATCTCCCTGTGTTCCTAAAAAAGCTTCAGCACTCTTACCTGTAATTTTTGCAACTCCAAATTCAATCAACTCATAAGAAGCGCTAATAGTAAGGCCTATGCAAATGACTATAAAAAATAAATACTTCTTTTTGTTTATAACTTCATTTCTTATTAGTACTTCTCTTACAATGATTGCAGGAATAAATCCTTGTGCAAAGTGACCTAATCTATCATAATAATTTCTACTTAACCCCAAAATATCTCTTACCCAATTAAAAATAGGCATTTCAGCATAAGTATAATGCCCTCCGACAATTAAAATTATTGCTTCAATCATAATCAATACATATACAAAATTTGAAAACTTATATTTAGGATATATGTATATTAGTACCATGACTCCTATTAGTACAGGTAAAACCTCTAAAAACCATGTAAATAAATCTTTTGGATTAATAACTGACCATATTAATATGCTGAGTAATATAGCTAATAATATTAAGTGAAATTTTCCATTGCTTTTCATATTTCTCCTCCACTATTCATACTAACCTATAAAAATAAGCATTATTATACCATACTTTAAAATATCACACTATTCAATTTTCAAAGATCACTTTTTTTAATTCCTACATACCTTCTGACTATTGTCTATTAATCTAATATAAAATTACTAATAAAAAACATAAACAAAATGAAACTATAATTTTTATTTGTTCTTTAGTTTCTAACTTATTACTTATAGTAAAAATATTAAAAACTAATATAGACATAACTATATAAAATAATATATTTATTAAAATTCTAAATTCCTTATATATCGTAAAGTAATCTCCATGTAACATCCTAAGTACCTCTTTTTTAGTTTATTAGGGGATTGCTCCCCCTTTATAAAAATTGCAGTAACTACCTTGTTTGAAATCCCTTTTTCGTTAATCTGCAAATTTTAGCTTAATTAATAATTTCTCTAATATTTCTAAGTACCCTATTTGCATCTTCTTGACTTAGATCTTGTATATATTCATCAAATATCTCTTCTAAAGACTTTTCAGGTTGCTTAAAATATTGAACCACTATATGATTTACTATTTTTTCTTTATCGTTCATAGTTATTAACTCCATTCATTTCTTTTTCAGCTTCTTGTATCAGCCTTGAATAGTTCTCTATATTTATCTTTCCAACCTTATAACCTGTTGCCATTTCTACACACATTGCATAATTCATTAGCTTTTTACTTTCTTTAATAAATTCCAACATATGATCCATGATCTTATCTTCTAATAACATCTAAAGTGCCGAACCTTTGATATTGTCCAAGCCATGCTAATTTTGTAGTTCTTGTTATTCCATTCCTATTCTTAGCTGTAATAACTTCTGCAATGTTCCTATCTTCACTTTCTTTGTTGTAATATTCATCCCTATACAAAAAATGAATAATATCAGCATCTTGTTCTATTGAACCGGATTCTCTTAAATCAGATAACATGGGTCTATGATCTAATCTTTGTTCTGGTGCTCTAGATAATTGCGATAATGCAATAACTGTTATTCCTAATTCCTTAGCTAATGCTTTTAATTCTCTAGATATATGTGACACTTCTTGCTCTCTTGAATTAGTCTTTATATTTACTCTTATAAGTTGCAAATAATCTATAATAACAACATTCAATCCTTGTTGTAATTTAAGCTTTCTACACTTCGCTTTTATGTCAGATAATAAACTTGCTTCATCATCAATAAATAATTTTCTAGTACCTAAGTTATTAGCTCCATTTGATATATCTAAAAACTCTTTTTCATTCAATGTTCCATTTGTTATCTTAATAAATTGAATCATGCATTTAGCCGCTAACAATCTATCCATAAGTTGATCTCTTGACATTTCTAAAGAAAATATTGCTACACTTCCATGCTTTGAAGCAGCCTGTCCTATATTCAATGCAAATGCTGTTTTACCCATTGATGACCTTGCAGCAACAATAATAAAATCTTTTTCTTTAAGTCCTGATGATAATTCATCTAACTCTTTAAATCCTGTTGATATTCCTTTTAACTTTCCACCAGTTTTATATCTTTCTTCTAGAAGTTCAAGAGACTTTTCAACTGCTTTTGAAATTGGAACTATCTCATTACTTTCTTTGCTTGCTTCAACATTGTATAATTCTTTTTCAGTTTCTTCTAAAACTAAATTTATATCTTCATCAAAGCTCTTTGATATTAGAGTTTGACCTACTTTTATAAGCTTTCTTCTATTTGATTTTTCCCTGATTATTTTTGCATATGAAGTTATATTTGAATAATTTATACCTGATAACGATAATTCTGTTATATAAGATACCCCACCGCATACCATAAGCATATTCTTTGACTTTAATTCTTCTATAAGAGTAATCACATCAACTATTACTCCTTTATTTACTAGTTCTTTAATAGCTCTATAAATTTTCTTGTGCTTATCAACATAAAAATCAAATTCATATACAATTGCATCTACCTCTAAAAATTTATCTATACTTGATATAATGCAACCTAGTAATGTTTGCTCTGCTTCTATGCTGTTAGGTAACGCTCTATTTATTTCTTGCATCCTACAAATCTCCTAACTTTGATTTATCTATTTCAAATTCACATACAGGCTTTTGTGATTTAGTTGTTATAGGTATTACATTGTTCTTAGCCTCAATACCTTTCAGTTCAAATATTCCCTTCCAGCTGTTCATTATGCTATTATCTAAAATACTTATCTTATCATTCTCTGTACTTGCTAACTTATCTAATCTAGTTAATATTCTTTTAAGACCTGTTGTTGTTATTGCTGCTTTAATTGCTTTTCTCATTTTTATAAATTCATATAGAGTTTCTTTTAATTTTTCATTATCTGTATAATCTTCTATTAATTCATCAAATTCTGTTTTTCTTTTTTCTTTTTTCTTTATTAATCTGTTACTTATAGTACCCACTTTTGGACAAGGTTCATTTTGGACATGTCCATTTTGACTGGGTTCACAAGAATGGCTTGTTTCCTTACTTTCTTGAACACGGTCATTTTGAACGGGTTCATTTTTACTAGGTTCATTTTGGACACGTTCAAAATGACTAGGTTCAATATATTTTTCACTTATTGGATTAGTTATTATAGTGTAAATATTATTAGTATATTTACTGCCTATTCTCTTTTTTTCTATAGCAATTAAGTTATTATCAATTAGCTCTTTTCTGCATTTATATATCTTCTTTTCAGACATTCCTAATTCATTACACATTAATTCTAATGATGGAAAAGCACTGTTCCCTGCTCCTGTAAAACTGCATATATAAGCATATAAAACTTTAGCACCACAAGATAAATTACTTCTCATAATTGATTTTGGTATTATTCCATAACCTTCTTTGTAAATACCAGTACAAAACAATTGATCATTCATCATTTCATCCCCATTCTGTAAATTAACTCAATATTTATACAATTAGTATTATTATTAAAATAACTCTAAATTTTCACATTAAAAAATAGTAAAAAAATTTTTGATTATAAGAAATTAGATATTATCATCAATTTCTACTAATCCTCTTTTAGTTAAATATTTCATTTCATGATTATAATTTTCAAAATATAAATATATGCCTTCATTAATCTTATAAGCTGACATTTTAAATAGTGTTTCATTTATATCAGGTATTTCATCTATTTCTACAATATTTCTTGTATACAAATTTAAAACTGCTCCATTTGAAACTGCCTGAATTTCTTTTTCTAAGATAGTAATTTGTTCTACTTTGTAAAAAAATGCTTTAATTCTATCATCTGAAATCACTATTGTAGGATGTGAATCACATTCTGCAATCTTAGCAATCTGTTCTCTAATAGTTCCTATATATTTTTCTTTTTTATCAGCAATTTTCGCACCGTTAAACATAACAATATCCTTCTTAGACTTAGATTTTGAGTACATTTCATCTAAGAGCTCTTTATCTTCTTTTCTCTCTACTGGTTGCTTTATACCTTGCACCAATATATCAACTTCTAACTTATGTTCCTTAGTATTTAAATCTTTAATTTCTTCATGTATTGCCTTCTGTTCTTCTTTTGTTAGGCTACTTAATGTATGAGCTTGTGTTAGTGTTATATCCTCTTTATCTAACTTTTCTTTGAGTTCTGGTATTAAATCTTTATCAACCTTTTTATAACGCCCTACTTGAACTCCTGACAACCCTAAATCTTTACCTATAAGATCTCTTGTCTTGCCTTCTAACTTTTCACCATTTTTTCTTTTTTGCTTATATATGTTTTCAAGTCTTTTAATACCTTCCATTTTTTCTGTTGGTGTAAGCTCTCTTTGTTCTAAATTCGCATGTATAAGCATAAGCTCTGCATCTAAATCATTAATCTCTCTAATTTGACATGGCACTTTTTCATATCCAAGCTTTTTTAAAGCAGTATATCTTCTTTCACCAGATATAATTTCATAAGTTCCATTACCTATATCTCTAACAACTAAATTATGCATAAGTCCATTTTCTTTAATCGATGCTGCAAGCTCTTCAATCTCTCTAATTCCATAAAAGTTATTTTTTGAGGGAATTAAACTATCTATATCTAGTTCCTTAGTAAAACTCTTTTTATCTACTCCATTAACTCTATTTGCTATACCTTTTAGATAAGACGACATTGCAATTCCTCCACAAAATTCTTATAATCCTTAGATGCATTTGCTCTGCTATTAAAATATACAACTGGAGTAGATTCAAATGTACTTTTAACAACATCAACATTATCTCTTATTGTCTGATTAAATATTAAATCGCCTAATTCTTCTTTAAGCTCTTGTTTTATCTCTTTATGAATCCTTGTTGATTTATCCATTGTTATCAATATTCCAAGTAAATTTAAATTGGGGTTAAATTGTTCTCTTACCCCTTCTATGCTACTCATTAGATATTCAAAACCATCTAATCCAAACTTGTCTATCTTAAGCGGTACGATAACATAATCACTTGCAACTAATGCGTTAGTAGATAACATTCCTAAGCTTGGAGGACAATCAATTAAAATATAATCAAAAGTATTCTCATTCTTTAGGCTTAGCCACTTTTTAAGTCTTGTTTCTTTAACTCTCTTAGTATCCGTAAGTATTTCTTCTTCGCTCATAATAAGATTAATATTACCTGGAAGTAACCATAGACCATCATATTTAGTAGGTTGAATACCTATATCCTCCCCTCTTAAGACTTCATAAGTTCCCTTAACATTAGAACTATACATATTAAGATACTTAGTTGCATTGTTTTGAGGATCAATATCTATTATTAATACTTTCTTACCTTCTTTACCTAATTGTGCTGCAATATTAACACATGAAGTTGTTTTTGCGACTCCACCTTTTATATTTAAAAAACTTATAACTTTCATCTCTTTACATCTCCCTTTAAATATCCTATAATGGAGATACGGATAGCCGTCCGTATCTTAAGCTATTGAACCTTTATACAAGGTTCTTTTTTTATTTGTTGTTATAAAATTCACATCTTTCAAATTTTCCACAACAAAAATTAAATAAATGAATTTTTCTACTTTCTCTGTTTTTAATTTTCTTATTCAAATAATGAGCCTTATTAATGAAAAATGGACATTTTATTGTACACACTTGAATTGCTCCCTTCTATCTTGAAGCACATAATTTAAATCTGTTATATTATCAAGATCATTTAAATCCTTTCCTTCTGCCCACCCTAAAAATCTTTCTATTTCTACTTTTCTTACTTTAAGTCTTCCAAGCTTTAATGCTCTTAATATTCCTTTTTCTATTAATCTTCTTACAGTAGGTTCATCTGTTTTTAAAAGTTTAGATGCTTCCTTGACTGTAAATAAAATATCTTCCATTAATTCTTCCTCCTATTTTGCAAATTTCAAAGCCATAATAGCTTCAACAACATCATCAAGCTCTTTCATGATTTTTTCCCAACGTGGTTTTTCTTCATCATCAATAATTCCATCACACGTAATTTCTATCATTTCATCCTTTAACTTTATAAAATCGCTAACTTCCTTTTGAAGTCTTAACATTGCAAGTGGCAATTCCTTTATTTCTATATTAGGTAAATACTTTTGTCCCACTTCTGCACTTGTTTTTAAATGTTGATAAGCTAAATATTGAGCATTATAAATTTCAATCATTTTTATAACTACTCTATCTGGTGGAACTCTTTTTCCTCCTTCATATGCTCTTACACTATCTACTGATATATCCAATAGCTCACATGCTCTTTCTTGAGTTAAGCCAGTGCTTTCTCTTGCTATTTGGTAAATATTTCTGTACTCTTGCACCATTTCTTTTCACCTCCCATTATTTTTAGTTATTTAATGTACTCAATTACAATATTTAGAAAACAATATGTATTCTTGTGCCATTCATTTACATACTGTTTTGTATTAATATATAATATATGAAACATTATGTGTCTAACTTAAGTAAAAAAATAAGTTTATCTAAGCTAATATCATAAACTTTTGCTAAATTAATAGCTAATTCTAAAGATGGGTTTCTATCTTCCCTTTCGATAGCCCCTAACATTTGAGGAGTAATAGATAGCTTTTTTGCAATTTCAGCCCTGTTTCTATTACCTCTTAACGCTATTAATTCATCTCTCAATATTACCAACTCCTATCCTTCGAAACACTTCGTTTCCTTATATTTTTATTATAGTGAAACAAAATGTTTCTGTCAATACTTTTTTGAAACTTTCCGTTTCATTTGTAGAAAAAGAAACGGAAAGTTTCTATAATTAATTATAGGTGATGAAATATGATAAAATCTGTGCAATTTAAAGAGAGATTAGTAACTCTTAGAAAAGAAAAAGATCTTACTCAATATGATTTAGCAACTCAACTAGGGTTTTCACGTGGACAAATAGGAAATTATGAGCAAGGAAGTAGAGAACCTGATCAAGAAACATTATTAAAAATAGCTAAGTTTTTTAATGTGTCCTCTGATTATTTACTAGGGATTTCTGATAAAAGAAATTATACAGATGATAATGAAGTCACTATTGCTCTTCATAGTGATACTGAATATGATGATCTTCCAGATGAAGCTCGAAAAGAAATCAATAATTTTATTGAATACGTAAAACAAAAATATAAAAAATAAAAGGTGTTCGTGAAGAACACCTATATTTTTAATATGTTCATTATGCTAGTAATTAAAGTACAATCATTTATATATATATATTGGAGTAATTAAAAATGAAAGATTTATTAGACTTATTAAATAGTGGTGATTATATAACTCTCCTTATTTTATCCTTAATATTTATATTTATTTGGCTATTTAAGGATATGAAGAAATCTCTATTCGAAATAAAAAGATCTGATCTAACTTTTATAGATCAATCAATCGAATATCACGCTCAATCTTTGAAATCAATTTATTTCTTTTTAAACAATTCTATAAGTGAAAGTGAGTTATTAGATACTTTATATTCCTCATATAAATATTTGGATAAGAATATTATAGATGTTATAGATAAATTCTCTTCTTCTAGTTCTATTATTAGTTCAGAAGAAAAATCAACTTTACTTATAAATTTATCTAAAGAGTTAAAAGGAAAAATAAGCATATTAAAAGATAAGCAATTACATCAAACAATTAATAAACATTATAAATTATGTATATTTGATTTTGGGGATATAGCTAATAAAAATAATTTTGATATATATTATAACGCTTTTTTATATTCATTAATTATTTTAACTATATCAGCTAGCACTGTAGAATTAAGTACCTATATTTATACTTTAACTCCTGAAAATTCCATACCATTGACTATACTTATATTGGGAGATATGTTTTGGTTATTTTTACTTCCAATATCAATTGAATTGCTTTTTAAAAAATTATATAAAAAATTGTATCTATTTATTTTATTTTTTCTTTCTCCATTTGCTTCAGCCTATTTTATTCACATTTGTAAAAATTACATTTGTAAAATATTTATAATTATTATTTTTATAATATGTATTTTTATAAATTTTTATGTGAATTTTAAATATTCAAAATTACTTCATAAAAAATAAGGTGTTCACAAAGAACACCTTTTATTTTTAATTACATTTAGAACATGGTTTTAATCCCTTTTCCTTTGCATCTTCTAAAGATATTTGAGTAGGATTCTTCATGTTGCTACACTCCGTACTACTGTGATATACTTTAGCAGTTTTATTAGCTACCCATACATTAGTTATTTGTGTTTTAGTCTCTTTATTATTAGTTGTATTATCTGTACTTGATCCACTTGTATTAACATTAAAACTTATATTATTTCCATCTGAAGTAGATACTATAGTTCCACTTACATCTGTTCTTAAAATTTCAATATTTTTAGAATTTAACTTATCTATGGTTTCTTTATGAGGATGACCATAATCATTTTCTTTTCCACATGAAACAATAGCATATTTAGGATTAACTTTGTCTAAAAACGCTTGTGAAGTAGATGAATGACTTCCATGATGACCTAGTTTTAATACCTCTGCACTAATATCTAATTGTTTAGCTAGTATTTCACCTTCACTTAAACTTTCGGCATCTCCCATAAACACATAAGAAGTATTACCATACTTAAGTTTACATGCTATTGAATAGTTATTCATATCTTCATATTTTGAGCTATTTGGTGCTAAGAATTGTAGCGTTGCATTACCTACATTTAATGTATCTCCTACAGTTGGTGCTGTAAGTTTTATTCCTTTGCTTTGTAAAGCCTTCACCATATTTTCGAATGTCTTCGTTGTATGATTAATCTTTGGAGCATAAAACTCTCCAATTTCAAAATTATTTATTACTTCTGACATTCCTCCAATGTGATCTGAATGTGGATGTGTAGCCATAACATAATCTAGCTTTTTGATTCCTAATTTCTTTAGGTAATTATAAGCCATGCTATCATTATTACCTGCATCAATAAGAATGTTCTTTCCATCTACTTGAATTAACTCTGAATCTCCCTGACCTACATCAATATAGTGGATTTGCATATTATTTAATGATGTAACTTGTACATTAGTAGCTTCTTTATTAGTTGTACCTATAGCGTTAGCTTGTTTACATCCTAATGTGAATGTTGACAATAATACTGCTAAAGATAAACTAATCAACTTTTTAGTAGTTTTCATTTATTTTCTCCTCCTAATTTTAGATTTATATTTTAATTGTATATTACTACTAATTTTTGTCAATATTCTTATTAGAAATTAAAATTACCCAATAAAATAGAGGCATATAGATTTTTTCTATATTCCTCTATTTTATTAGGTTTAATTATATTTTACCAACACTTACTACAAGCTTCATGATTTTGTTTAACTTTATCAATTGTAGTTTTAGTCGCAGTATTTGGATTCATCTTACCACAATTAGGAATTCTATGATATTTACCTCCTGATGCTGATAAATAACTTTATCATATTTAAAATACTCTATAGTTCCAAAATAAAAAGTGTTCCTAAAAAACACTTTTGTTTTTATTAATTATTTTTTTATTGTAATAAATAAATAATACATACTTACTATTGTTAATAACTGTGATAAGATAGCAACTATTAACATATATACTTCACCATAAAATAATAAGTATATGTGTGAATTAAATTCACACAAAAACTTAAATATTATTGCAATACATAAAAGAATAACTTGTATAATTAAACTAAAAAAGCTCCTATATATTTGTAATCTATAATATGAAATCTTTCTATTGTTTTTATCTAAACGATTTGTTATTTCTTTATCTGCTTTATTTATATTTTCACTAGATGAAGTGATTAAAATACTTACTGATGCCAATCCAAAAGCAGCCAATAAAGATGTAATAGAAATTACGGTATTATTAAAATCTTTTGAGAATGCAGAAAAGTCATTAATTTTATTATTCAAAAAAATATATAATAATATTGTACAAATAAGAGGTAATATAAAAATCTCTATAAATTCATTTTTTTTTAAACTTTTAAAAAAATTATGTACTATTATATATACTTTTTTTAACATTATTACTCCTCACTTTCATCTATATCAATAAATAAATTATTAAAATACTCCTTAAAGTTTTCATTAATTAACTTTTCATATTCATTAAATAACATATCACTTTCAATAAAACCATCAATATCTACTTTAGCTTTAATATATTTACTTAACTTCATTTGTTCTGTATCTAATGATATACTACTCCCTTCTTTTCTTCCATTTATAACGATTCTTTTAATCTTAGTTTTTTTATTTGGATTTTCAAATATTTCATAATATTTTTTTACTTTTAATTTAGAAAATGATAATCCCTGAATTGGTTTGTAAGTTATATCTATATCTTCCCTACTTATATTCTCCTCTGAAAAATTAATATCCTCATCAGTTGTTATATTATCTTTATTTACAGTAACCTTCAAAAGCGAAATTTTATCAAATCTTTCTAATTCCTCTACAAAATCTGGTGATGGAACAATTTTAATTTTTATCTCATAACTTAATAGCTCTTTTCTTACATCCTTTTGTTCCTCATCTTTATAGTTCTGATTTATCCATTCTTTAAATGCCTTATTAAAATTTTTCTTAAGCATTCCTATAGTAACAGATCCACTTATTTTTTCAAATACTAGAACTGCTCTATTGGTATCATTATATGTTTTTATTGCATAATGTTGATACTCTTCATCTCCTTCATTTTTCCCTTTTCTGTATCTAGATATTAATGAATCAATATCTACCACTTTAGTATTTTTATTAAATTTGATATAATTTAATTTAACTTTTCTTATTGAATTTTCATAACTTACATTACTCATATAATAACAAATATTACTACTTCCAACCTTTTCTTTTCTGTCATTAGTTTCATTATGTACATAGTTTAAATAATAATATTCTAAAACATTATTTAATATATCTTTAGGATTAGTTAATTCTTCAAATTTAAAACTTGAATCTACTTCTTCTAAGTATTTCTTCTCAATTAAAATTTTATATACTTCTGTTCTTCTTTTTATTTCCATTTTATACTCCATTATTTTATTCATATTTAACTAATAATATGCTATAATAGAGATATAGAAATGAACTCTATTATGTATGAACTCATGATTAGATTGATAGTCACATGAGTTCTTTTTACTAGCTATATTTACATAATACTACAGTTTGTACATTTTTTCCACATGTGCTTTTAAGTAGTTCTTCAAAAGAAAATTTTTGTATAAAAACATCTAAAAAAATAAATTATATTTAAAGTGTGTTCTTAATGATCACTATTTTTTTATTCATCTCTAGAACATATGTTCGTATTTTATGGTATAATTATACCATAAAATACATGGTGGTGACATAATTGGAAAACATAATTAATATTATTGAAAAGGAAAATATAGTTATTGAAGAAATAACTTTAACCTCATCCAATCTAGATGGAATCTATTTTAAAATACCAGGAGTCCCTCCTACTATCGCTATAAATAAATCTATAGTTAATAATAGTAAAAGATATTTATCTACGCTCAGTGAGGAACTGGGACATCATTTTACCACTCTTGGTAACCTAACTGAAGAGTCACGCTCTTACTCTCATAAACTTATTAAAAATAAAAAAGAATTAAAAGCTAGATTATGGGCTGCTAATTTTTTAATAAAAGATGACGATTTTGTACAAGCTCTGAATCGTTGTATATCATCAATTCCAGAAATGTCTGACTACTTCAATGTTACTGAAGAAATTATCCTATATAAGATTTATTCAATCATATTAGACGAATCTAAATATAAAACTATTAGGAGTAATTTCATGCAAAGAGAAATCCCCTATAATTCTTGTGTTATTTAGTACTTTAAATAATTATTTTATTAAATATATTGAGCATAACTCAATTAACTTAATTATTTAATAAATCTACAATCAATATAGACTAAACAAAGGAGATGAATACAATGGAAGGTGGAGTAAGAAAACGTGGTAGTACATGGTATTATTACTTTGAAGCTGGAAAAATAAATGGAAAAAGAAATAAAATAGAACGTAAAGGAGGCAATACTAAAAAAGAAGCTTTAGCTGCCTTAAGATCAGCGTTAAATGAGTTAAGTAGTACAGGTTCTTGCGTTCAGGAAACCAATATGTCCTTTTCAGATTATTTAGACTATTGGTTTAATGAATATGTTATGAAAAATTGTAAATACAACACACAGCAAACTTATAAAACTTTTATAAATATAAATTTAAAACCTAATTTAGGCATATATAAATTAAAGCAACTAAATTATTCTGGATTACAAGAGTTTTTAAATAAACAATATGCACATGGATATTCTAAAAATACTTTAGCTAGATTAAGAAGTATTATTAAACATTCATTAGAAATGGCAGTTTTTCCTTATGATTTAATAAAAGTTAATCCTGCTCAATATTTAACCATTCCTAGATTTGATAACATTTCTAAAAAGAACATTGTCATATCTATAGAAAATTTCAATAAAATAACTGAACGCTTCCCTTGTGGGACTAGCTTTTATATTCCTTTACAAATAGCTTTCAATACTGGTATGCGTGTCGGTGAAGTATGTGGGCTAACTTGGGATTGTGTAGATTTTGAAAATAAAACTATAAAAGTTGAAAAGATATTAATATTTAAAACTAAGCAAGGCTATGAATTTAGTACTCCTAAGACTAAGAAATCTATTAGAACAATAAGCATTGGAGATACATTAGTTAATATTCTTAAGGCACATAAGAAATGGCAAGAACAAAATAAACAAGAATATGGAGAATATTATAATGATAACAATTTTGTGTGCACAAAAGAAAACGGTTCTTTTGTAACCATGACTTCTTTAAGATATCTTTCTAGAATTGTTAACATGGAATTACAAATAGAATTTAATTTTCATTCATTAAGGCACACCCATGCAACAATGCTTCTAGAAGGTGGAGCTAACATTAAAGATATTCAAGATAGATTAGGTCATTCAAGTCTCTCTACAACTATGAATATATATTCTCATGTCACAAACAAAATGAAAAATGATACTGTAAATATTTTAGAAAATATAATTAACAATAAAAAATCACCTGAATAA